AATCCATATTCTTTTTGTAAATCTAAGAACGCCTTTAATCCACTTGTAATATCTGATAGAGCTCTACCTGAACCTTTAACAGCATCAATACCTTTTTCAACTTTATTCTCATCCCAGCTAAATGGACCCCAACCATCCTCTTCTTCCATACCGCCAATTGTAGCAAACGCTTTACTTAAGAATCCTAAAGTATCTGCAATTGATACTGCTAAGAATCCACCTTCTTGGAATGCAGATGCATCTAATTTATATTTCTTTTTAAGATCTAAGAAAGCAGCCAACCCTTTTGTAATTTCACTAAGAGCTTTACCAGAATCCATTACAGAATCAATACCTCTCTCAGTAGCATTGGGGCTAAAAGTATTTCCAAACACTGCACCAAATAATCCACCAGGGCTTGCAGGTTCTCCACCAGCCTGTGCGAATGCTCCACTAACAGAACCTAGTGCAATTGCAAGTTCCTCGGAATCCTGTGCGTCAAATCCTACTGCCTTAAATTTAGTAAGACCTTTAGATAATTCTTGTAATGCTAAACCAGCAGCACCATACATAGCAGCAGCGGCTACACCTGCACCACTTTGTACAACTCTACTAAATACATTACCAATATTGGATAAGAAACCTGCCTCAGGATCAACTCCTGAAAATGCAGCTGCAACAGCACCTAATGTAAATGATAAGTCTTCGGCATCTTTTTTGGTATAGTCTACCTTTTTCATTGCAAGTAAACCTGGTGCCAATTCTTGTAATGCTAAACCGGCAGCACCATATAAAACAGGCCCTAAGAGAGCAGCACCTGCAGTTGCACCAACAGCTAATCCTGCTAATGCCATAATTCCACCTATTGCAATTAATATTCCAGACTGTACTAATACATCACCTAGGCCCATTCCTTTAGTAGCTTCTGCAAATGGAGTATATCCTAAACTAAATACCATTAATCCTAAACCATTAACAGCCATCGCCAATGCACCCATTAAAATATTAGACATTCCAAACTTACCTACTAAGGCCGCTGCTCCACCGATTGCTAATATTACAGCACCTTGAATAAGAACATCTCCTATTCCCATACCTTTAGTTGCAGACGCGAAGAATATTAATCCTATAGCAAAAGGAATTAAAGCTAAACCTGTAAGAGTTAAGCTTAATGCTCCTCTTCTAATTTTTTTAGACCTTTTCTTATTACCTATCAAAGAAATAGCTCCAGGTATTAATACTAGTGAAGCTACCATACCTATTAGAATAGCAGGAGCTAATATAATAAACATTGTAGATAATGCAAATAAACCTATACCTATTGCAAATGATTTTAATGCATCACCTACTTTATCTAAAGTTCTTGCTCCTCTACCAATTCTTTGAGAAAGTTTCTTACCTCCTAATAATGCAACTGCCCCACCTACAACCGTCATAGATAATATTAAGAATGGTATTGCTAACATACCAGGTATAAGTAATACTGCTGATAGAGCTAATGCTTTTGAGAATTTCATTATGGAATCTCCCATTGCACCTAAGGCTTCCGCACCTTTCTTTGCATTCTTTGGTTGAGTTTTAGATAAAGCTTTATCTAACTTAACTATGTAATTTGTAAATTTATCAACAGCCTTTTCAGGTACAAACAGCCACCTCATCATTGCTTTTGCCGATATCATTGCTGCTGCTGATACTAAAGACACTGCCTTTGCCCCAGCTTCTACTCTTTTAGGTTTTACACTTTCAAAAGATTCTAGTGTAGAAGTTACAAAACCTTTAAATTTACCTAAAGCTTTCTTTGGTACTAATAACCATAGCATCATTGCTTTGGCTGTTAGTTTTGCACCAAGACCTAAATCTTCTAATGTAGCACCAGCATTACTTTTCTTAGCCTTACCACCTTTTTTACTAAACATTCCTCCTAACGGATTTCTGGATGTGTTTGCTTCAATGGCAGTTAGTAATTGAGTTTGTGCAAATGCTTCATCTATTAATAAACCTACTTGATTTGCATTAGATGAATTACCACCAGAATTTGCTATTACCCTAAGTAGGTCAGTTTGTTTTTCTAACTGATTAACAACTTCCTTTGTAAAATCACCACCACCGCCACCACCAGTAGAAACTGCAATAAGAGCATCTAATTTTTCATTAGTGCTCTGTGCAGCGGCCTCTATTTTTGATAGAGGGTCCATTAAGTCTTTAAGAGTTACAGCAGCCATTCAATCTATTTATTTATCAGAACTTTGGCATACTAATCTTTGGCATAGATGGAGTTTTAAATGAACTCATCTGCTTGTTCATAGACTTAGACATGCTGTCCGTATTATATTTATCCGAATAGGATTGAGTATTCTGTTTATCCTCGTCATTACGATCCTTGAGAATCTCATTAAACATTTCTAAAGTATATTCATACTCATAAAAAGGAAGCAAATCCAGCTCTGAAGGCTGGAGATGCAACTTTTCTAATAAGAGTACTCGTACTTTATAAAAGTTCAGAAGAGATATCTTGAATAATAAAGAGAGCTTTGATCCCGCCGGGAAACGTGAGCGGAACTGCGACCTCCTCACCACAGCTATCACACGGAAATGCGAACTCCGGCTTTACTCCTATTTTTGCTTTCTCTACCAATCTATAAATAATTGAGTATTTGTTAGCATCCCAACCTTGAAAATTTGTAATGGCTGAAAATATTTCTTTATCATTAAATCCTCTCCATTCTCTTTGAATGTAAGGTAAGATAGCTAAGGATGATTTATCCCAAGGTAAATTTTCTTCTTCTCTTTTTCGTATCCAATCAGTAATGGATCTCATAACACCAATTGTTGGTGGTGCAATAGTTAATGACCCGTGACTTTTAGTTGCAACAGTAAAACATTTATTTTCATAATCATAATACTTTTCTAATAAATCATCTTTATCATTAAATTGAAGATTACCTGTTCTTAGCTCCATAGATTCTTGAGATTTACAAGTTCCTGTTTTACAATTCTTTTTTCCAACTGGCATCATCAGTTTATTTTCACCTTCTTTAAATGTTAACTCTCTAATAGATAAGATCAGGTATATTCTATCCTCTTCTAAGACATCTCTATATGATCCCCTTTGGTTACCATACATGATTTTTGTACAGTTCACTAGAAGTGAGTTTAGCTTTTCATCTACATCTAAAATATTTTCTTCATCTAATGTAGAAAATTCTCTAATCTCACCAACCCTTGCGGCTCTAATATGAATTTCAAAATCTTCTCTATAAAATTGTCCAGCGGAAGGAAAGTTTACTAAGTCTAATTTAACATAACCAGTTAATGCTTGTATTCTTTGTATTTCTGGATCATCAATGGATGTTACACCAGAACCTCTACTTGTATCTACAGTTCCTAATTGTGTAATTTTACCATCTTCATTTGTTTTTACCTCGGCTTTAGTATCTACTATACCTTCGGCCGCCTCAAATTCTTTTTTAATATTGTCTTCGTGACTACTCATAATTATTTAGTTTTTATTAATTGTTTTTCAGGCGCAGTTTCCTCTACTATATGTTCAACTATTAACTGTCTCACATATTTGGATACTGGCAACGGTTTTGTTTTATTTTCCATTGATTTTTCGATGATGATTGAATTTAAATTATCTTCATCTTCTGGTGTTAAGAGAACTTGTAGTTTTTTAGTAAGTCTCTTTTTTTGTGGAATTAATTCTTGTACGCTTTCGTTATATCCATATTTAGGATTATCGGCTTTATAATTTTTTATCCAAAATTCTAGCCTTTCCATTATATGACTTAATGATTCTTCAGATTCAAATTCTTCAAGAATAGTTTTTTGAAAAGATCTTGTTCCAAAATCTTTAACTGCTCTTTTAATATATTTACCTGCCCCTAAATTGTTAGGGTTATCATTAATCGAATAACCTACATAAACTTTTCCATCAGTTTCATTAATTACTTTAAAGATTGTCATATGTTTAGATTATATAATTTATAATATATATCAGAGTGAAGATAAAAAAACTGGCCCTAGAGCCAGTTTTCTATTTAAAATATTTAAAAAGCTATTATGCAGCTCCAACATTTTCTTCAACCCAGTGATCACAACGATAAGTCATTGTTAAATCAACTGCGTCCGGAGTTTCATAACTTAATTCATCTACAAAATCAGGTTGACCTGTAGGGAATACATCTTTACAAGTAATCTTTCTAAAGATATCACCTGCTCTGTTATATTGTACAATGATCATACTTCCTACATAGTCTTTCTTTAATCCCATTTCACCAGTCAATGGATCATAGATTAATTTGTACCAATTACGGAATGTATTGTAAATGTAATTTTCATTAGCTTCGTTTAAGTTAAGACTAAAGTTAACAGTCAGATCCATAAATGTTTGACCTGGCATACTTGCAAATGAACGATCAGCAAATTTGTATTTCTGTCCGATTGCATCTACAGATGGGTTTAAGTTATTTAAACCTCCGATAGTTTTAACTTGCTCCAAGATTAAACCCGTATCATCCCCTAGCGGTGAAAATACCGTCACCTCGAATAGGTTAGGCTGAACTGGTTCGTACCTTTGGCTACTGGCCCTTGATTGGGTATAATGTGGTAGTGGCATAGTTTATTTTATTTTTTTTATATATTCTTATTTAGTTTCCTCTTATTGGAAGTTTCCTGAACTAATAGCTCCTGTTTTCAAAATGGTTGTTCTTTGTACAAGAATTTCCATTCCTCTTACTGGCTCAATATATGTATCTAGGATACCTACATTTTGATCAATAACTTCTGGAGTATTATTAGTTTCATCCATTACATTCTTAAAGTCATAAACACCATCATCATTTTGGACTGTTGATAAAAAGTTATCAGCAAGTGTTTTAATCTCTAATCTTGTTTGAGCTGTATTGAATTCAAATAGATAGTTTCTAAGGATTGCTTCAATACCGTCTTGGATATAAATTACAACCTCTCTACAGTTAATAGAACTTAATGCAGATTTTGTAGTCTGCTGTGCAGTTTTATTTGCAAAGATTGTTGGACCAGTTCCACTTTGGAATACAATCGGATTCAATCCAAATGGTTCTAAGTATTCTCTGTCTTCTTTTCCAAGATTAATTTCTAATCCTACAACTCCAGTTCCACCTACAACACCTCGACGAACTCCGGCAACTAATGACCACGGTAAAGCGTTTTCATATTTTGCAATAAAGTTATTTGAAACGTATGCAGCTGGTACAACATTTATATTTCTACCTAAATCCCTAATAGTAATAAAAGGATAATAGAATGCTCCCCAACTCGCACCTTGTGTTTGAGATGGTAATGAGTATCTTACTGTAGGATTTAATGCAAGATCACCACCAGTAGAAATAAATCTAGATGATAAGCTTCCAGTTAGATCTTTAAACGAAGGATCTGTATTACTTTTAAAGTCCTTAGCAGATGGAGCATTTAATATTGCGAATGCATTCTTTCTAGTAGAAGCTAATATTGTATAGATCGCTTTAGATCCACTTTCAATACCGTTTCCGAATGTATCTACAATATATCTAAAGTTAATTACATCTCTATCAGTTAATGCCTTAAATAAATTAGTTCCATTTAAAGTACCATTTAAGATTTCATTCTGTCTTTCATTAGTTCCGTTAGGTACATGAGTTGAAGTTAACTTAAATCCATCCAATGTAAAGATATTTAAATAATCAATCCACTTATCTATTGGGTAATATAATTCTACTTTAACAATACCTGCAGCGGTTGTTGTTGATATTTCGCTTTGACATGTTACTAACAATGCAGATTTATTTGCAGGGATAGTACTAAACTCAGCATTTGTTAATCCGCCTTGTACAACATTTATTCTTGTTAACCTTGAATGTGCTACACCGTTAGGATCACCTTCAGAATGTACTAAATAGTTTCCTACAACTACAGCAGCAGCATCAGGATTATCAGATGCTATCAATACTTGGTTAGGCTTTAGGCCAGTTTCAGTAATTGAATTTGAAATAATATCTATAGAAACATTATTTGCACCTTTTAGTGTTTGTATTCCTAATGTACCTGCAGCATAAGGGGCAGCGTCAGTATCTAAAAAGAAACCTCCATTAGCAGGATCTAAAGTAAATTGATCATGTGGTGTTAAATTATTAAATCCATCTTCTTCATAAGGAGTTACTTGAACAGATGGTAAGTAATAAGCCGGATCTGAAATTGGAACTGTTGTTAAAGCCGTTGTCGGGCTAGCAGTATGAATCGCAGGATAATCTACAGCATTAAATACTAAATATGAAGTATCCTGTGTAGTAATTCCACCAATTGTATTTTCATATACCGCTTCATCTCCATCAGTAAGAGTACCGTTTGAGAATTGGCTATATAATGTTGAACCATATCCACCTATAATATTTGCATTTGCATTATCAGCTAATATAGCCTCATCAGTTACAAACCCAAAGTCACTTTCGTTAATATAAGTATATGATGCTCCAGTTACATTACTAAAATCAGCAGGTATAATACTACCAACACTTGATAATAATAAGGTAATTGTATTTCCTACAATCTGTACTGATATTACCGGAACATATTTATCTCCTGTACCTGTATTTGCTAATATGTAAGTTCCTACAGCACTTGCAGAGTTTTTAGTAAATCCTGAAAACGCATCCCATAATGGATCACCAGCAGAACCTACTACTTGTATTTGTATATCTCCACTTGTTAACTGTGTTACATTAATAGCTTCAGTTGTTGCGGATACTGTATTAGGAGTTGTTCCTGTACCAGCATAACTTACATCTGAAACAACAGCTCCACTGTAAGATAAGAAATTAACATCTTCCTGGAATGAATTAGCTTGAGTATATTCAAGGTTATGACCTATCATATCAATTCCACCAGCAACACCATCAATTAATGTATCACCGTCAAATAAATCTTCATTTACCGCGACGAATATACCAGTGCTTGCCGTATCAGCATTAATAACTTTTTCAATAAAAAGGTTATTACCTAATAGGTCTGTAAAATTAGGAAGCAATGATGCAGTATAAGTTGCAACGACATTAACTTCTGATTCATTAAAGAATTGTGCAATTTTTGTATCAGATGCATCCGAATCAAAAACTCTTCTTTTTAATCCTTGTACTTTATCAAAATATTGTTGGTAAATTGGATCTGCTACAAACCTTTCATACGGTGTTGCAGAACCAAAGTCTCCACCAAAGTTACCTTCTATTAAAAATACATCTACTAAAAAGTCGGATACTAAACTATCTTTATTTAAAAATCCTGGTACATTTGCAGCACCATACCATTCTTCAGCAGTTACATTAAAACCTGTTGAATTAGCAGAAGATGCTTTTCTTACAATAACTGAAACTGGATTTTGACCTAAATTGGTAAAATCTAATAAATCATTTGTAGTACCTGAATTAAAATCGAGTTTATTTGCATTTACATTGTCTAAGAATGCATCTGTGTCAGGATAAAAGAATTTATCTCGGTTGTACATTTTTTGATATTCTCCTAAGGCGCCGGCATTATCCTGAATGTCAGGGGTAGCAGCCGTACCAAATTTAATATACTCTACCTTATCGGCAGCAGTTAAGTTTAATAGATTAAGTGCAAGAATCGGTCCTCTTTCCAATGCTGCTAAACAGCTTCTGTGGAAAAATGAATCCTTTCTTTCTAGGTTTCTGTCAATGTCACCATAAACTTGTTTAAAGAATGCGGTGTCAGGTACAAATACCGGAGTATTGAAAGGTCCCGTTTTGGAGAAACCAACAATTAATCTTGTCTGATTAGCAGGAATACTAACTACTTGTGATTTGTCAAATTCAAATCTGTATGTTCCTGCAGCTTTAATCGAAGCGATTTTCGGATCTAGTGCCATCTTATATTATTTTTTTTATTTGCTTTTTTTATATATCCACTAACCTATAACTTTTTATACCAGGTCGTAGATATCAAAATTAAGTTGACCTCCTTTTGCATCCTTATCTAAGATGACATCAATTTTATCTTGAATAGCTTGTTCAGCAACATCATGAAGCTCTTCAGCAAAATCAGAGAAGTCTAAAGTAAAAAAGATTTCAGAACTATTTATACATGTCATTATTAAATCATCATGACCTAATTGACCAGCATAAGTTCCATTCGGTAATTTACCAAATGTTGCTGCTTCATAAACGGTTTGCTTATCTTTTATTATAATTTTATTTTGTGTAATATATTTTTTAAAGTTTTGACAAAATATAGGTTTATTATCTTTTTTAACTTTTAATCCAAATTGTTTCGTTTTAGCATCTATTCTATGTTTAAACTTAACAACTGATTCTTCATCAAAATCATTTCTTTGTGGAAAAACTGTTTCCATTCTTTTTATTAACTCACCACCAAATAAATTCCATTCTATAATTAGTTTTACATTTTCAGAGTAAAAAACATCATAAGCTAAAATATAAAGAGATTTTGCAAATTCTTCAATTGTATGATTATTACTTCTAAATCTTCCAACTTGTCTAATTCTATAAAAATCAATAAAGCTACCTGGAGAAGTTACTTTTTTCCAGTCCACCTCTTCCATGATTTCTACTTTAAAAATATTTATAATAGAATAGTCACCACCAGTACCTTCTGCAATATCTACAGAGAATACCCAGTAATTTTCATCTTCTTCAGCTTCATCCAAATTAAATTCAGGATCCCATAGTAAACCAGAATAGTCTACATCCTCATCATCAAATTCAATTACTTCTCTATGTACAAAATCTATTTGATTCGTTGTTAATTTTTTAAGGCTATCAGCGCCTAATAGCAATGACGATCCTGCTATAAACTGATTTCCATATTGTCTATTAAATGCCTCATCACTACCTAGGTTGGCAACTTCTTGCTTCATCCATGCATCGTCTCTACCTGGTACATCCCACCAATCAACTCTAAAGGGCGTATATTCACTTAGGCCTTTATCGGCAGCAGTATATATGTCATAGAATTTATTAAAGCCATTAGGTGTACTTGTTATGATTACCTTAGAGTTTGTGGATGCAGATACTGTAGGATACACGTTTTCATAAAAAGTATCAACAAAATTTGCAGGTATATGGGCAAACTCATCCATAAATAATAAATGAATAGTAAAACCGATTGCTGCTTTCTTTGTAGTAGTCTGACCAATTATTCTACAGCCGTTATCAAACTTAGAATTAAATACATCCCATTTAAGTGTGCCAGGTTTTAAAAAGAAAGGTAAATGTTCTAAAATAGTTTTACCTTTATCAATGATCTCTCTTGTGGTTGCACCTTTGTTTGAAAGTATTAAAGAATTCTTATCAAAATTAAATAATGAATACCAAGCAATAAAAATAGATGAACAAATAGTTTTACCTACTTGCCTACTTGCTAAACATACATTAAATCTTTCTGCTTGAAATTGCCTTAACATATCTTCCTGGTAAGGTCTTAAATTAATTGTCTGTAAACCATGATCGGTCATTACAGTACAATAAGTATTTGCAAAGTATACAATATCTTTTGCACACTTTTTAATTTCTTTTATTTCTGCAGATGTATAATTAAATACAATATTACCTTTTCTTAAATTAGGATTACCTTCATAGAATGGAGTAGATGCTGGTTTATAACCTTCTTCTATTGCAAACATTAACTGCTCTACACTTTCACTTGACCATGAAAATGCTTGCTTGGCTTTGCCAACATTAAAATCAAATCCTGCGCTAGGTGCCTGTGGTTTCTGTGCCATCTTCTTCTATTACAGCAAGAACATGATTTATATGAAGGATTTCAAACTTATCTCCATCCAATGTATATTCAGTACCCTTACCTATTGTTTTTACTATTTTATCACCTTTCTTTACTTCAAGGTCATCGGCTGCTTCAATTACTAAAGCCACCCTGTTATATTTTTCATCAGGGAGTATTAAGCCACTATCAGTTCTTCTTTCACCTTTTACTATTTCTTGTGTAAGAATGTAACTATTCTTCATTTTCATCGCTATCGACATCTTGTATATCTTCTTCGTTAATTGTTTCTTGTAATGCTCGCATTAAATCTTTAGTACCTCTTGACTTAACACCGCTTTGTTTCTTATTAGTACTACTATCTGAATTACCATGATAAACATCAATATCTCTGGAAGTCTTTTTAGCATTTTCTTCAATAGCCACCATGTACATAGTTTGGCTTTTAATAATATCTAATAAGGTTCTTTGTAAATCACTAAGTACTTCAAACATTCTTGGTGATACATCACCTTCATTAATAATATCCATTAATTGAGAAATGGCAATTTCACTGTTCTCCATTTGTCTAATGAGCATACCTAAAGCATATTCATCTAAATTGGATTTTGCTTGAATATATTCATGCTCAGCGATAATCTCTTCACTTAAATAAAACTTAAGTAAACTGGACATTACTTTTTTAGCTTTTCCTTTAGCCTTTGTTAAGGCAACTGCTTGTGTACTTTCAATCTTTACTCTTGATAATTCTGGAGTTTCACCTAAACCAGGTACTTCATCTGGTAAGTCATTAAGTAAATCTCCGATACTATCTCTAAATTTATCTTTTGAGTTATCTTCCATTAGTAAGTTATTTGTAATATATATTCCAGGTTATCTGGCATCTGTTACATCTTGTAGCATTAATTCAGGTGAAGCATTATCCAATAGTAAAGTCAAATGAGTATCCTTTACCACATATTGACTAAGTATTAAAGATTGTAATTCTTCTTCTATTGGCTTTTTCCAAATTCTTATATTTGTTAAATCAGTTTCACATCCAAATAATTTCCATGATTGATCATCTATTACAGTTTGTGGTGTTGCTGTTTGGGTTTGATTAAAAATTAAATTTAATGATGATGTTAGGTTCGGATTAATAGCACCAGATGTTTCTACGGTATTATATACAAATAATCCTAATTGCCTAGCGGTAGCATTTAAATTAATTACTATGGCATACCATTCATCTTTAGCAAAAGACTGGCCTATTTTCCATTTATAATAAACCTCGTTAATTTTCATAATAAACCAATTAGGTGTATAAGTAAAGGAAACATACTGAGTTGGTGGCAATAATGAATTTTCATAAACCATAAAATTATTAGTTGCTTCTTTATTAAAACTAGGTGATCCTGTAGTGGTTACATCATCTATGAACTGTTCATCAATAACAATAGATTCACCAATGATCTCAATAACCTTTCCTATACCGTTGTATGACTTAGTTCCTCTTATCTCCACCCAATCACCTATATTAATAGAATTACCGAATTTAGGTAGACCTCCTGTATTAAATTGTACTTTATTATTGTTATTTGCTATAGATAGGATTAATATGTTTGCCCCTATTGGTTTATTATATTGTGGTCTTATCCAAAACGTAAATGCACGATCTTCTTCGCTACTCCACCCTTTTTCATATTGATACTTAATAGCTTCATTTGTAGTTCCCATAGAAGCTAATCTATAATGATACTTAGAAATTATAGTCCACTCATTATAAACATTCTCCTCTTTTATAATTAGTTTTTTGTTTAAGCTTCTCCTAACATAATCATTACCTAACGTTCCTATTGTCTTATACTGATTATCTTTTCTTACGTCCCTAAATTCATTTTCTCTCTCAACTCTAAACTTATCTTCTACATTTGAGATTAATGCATCAGTGTTAGCTTCAGCCTGTATTCCTTCTGAAGTATTTTCGTACCCAACAGCAGTCCTCTTTTGGTATGGTACTAAACTAACTCTCCAATAAGATCCTGAATATAAAAAATCATCAGCTTGTGCAATTGCATCTACTTCATACATTCTATTCATATAATCTTTAAAATATAAATAGTCTCTCATTTCAGGTTTGGCACCTAATCCGAATATTGCCTCAAATGCAGATTTAACAATATGTATTTCAAATTGAACAGGAAAATCCATCATCATAGGATTAAACTGTATTTCTCTTGTTGGTAGTTCGTTATCAGGAATTAGGATTTTTACTTCTCCTTCTTTAATAACATCAAATAATGAATATTCTTTTAAGATAACATCTCTACTTCTTTGGTCTGCTTTGGTTTTAAAATAATCAACACAAAAACCGAACATGTTAGAAGTGATTGCAGATAACTGATTATACATTGAAGATGCTCTAGATAAATCATAAGGATTCCATGTATCACCACAGCAATCTACAACAAGGTTAGGTACACCAACACAGCCTTCAGATCCACACTCAACTTGAGGTATTCTACAAATTACACCACCGTCTGTTACTAATTCCAGAGCGATAGATTCAAATTCTAGTTTACCATCACCCACCTGTTCATATCTATACTGAACCCAAAAAGGTTTATTAGGATTTAATAATAAAGCTTCTAGATTCGCATTAGTAAGATCAATATAATCAGAATATGTCACACCATCTGTTCCCCATCTAAACTGTTTATTATAATAAAGACCTGATGCTTCACCTTTAGTTTCATCAGTATATCCTAAAACTTCAACTACATTTAAATAAGGTTCTTGGAGACTAATTAATATAGCATCGCCATTAGCATCTGTTGTTCTTCCGTTAACTGCCATTGATTAAGAGTTTATTTGTTCGTATGAACTTGTTGAATCACTTTCCTTTTTAAAAGTTTCTCCAATTATATAAGAACCTACAAAAGGTGTTAGTGCTGCAAAGTATGCCGCTGCACCCATAAGGTCAGCATTTTTAACAATTACCCATACTCCTATAATAGTCCATAAAGCAATCGTAATATACATAAGATTTTCTCTCTTGCTATTTTTGCCTTTTCTAAAAATAGAACTATCATTACTAGGTCTCATGCTTTCACCAAATATGTATGATGCCACGAATCCTGTTAAAGAAATAAAATATCCGGCTAATTGAGTAAAGTCAGTATCAAAGTATGTAGCAGTAACACCAACAGCAACCCATAAAAAGACTACTAAGTATGTAACGCATTCACGCTTTGATTCACAACAACGATTAAGAAATGATTTCATATACAAACATTATTTGTTTATATATTCAGCTACTAATATGGAGTATAGTCTGTCTTTACGATTAAGATAGGATCATCTTCTTCAAGTTTTTGATCAATTCTATCCAATATGCCGAAGGTACTTAATTTACCTTCTATATCCATTGATGTTAAAATATCAATAATTGCAGTAGCTTTCATATAGAAATATGGCTTTCTCTCTAGATATTTATTTTCTAATATCTTAAAATCAATTAGAGTTTTATTAAAGGTGTCTAACTCTACCCTATCCATCAACCTAGTTAAATCAAAGATACCTTCAATTATGTTAAAATGAAAATTTAAAATAGGAGCACCTCTTTCACCCTTAATTAATCTACTAAAGTGTTTATCATCATTAACTTTAAATGTTAAAAAATCTAAATTCTCAAGCCTGTTAAAAATAGAGAATAAAAAATAAATTGAATTAGGTTTAATATTAGGGTTTGGGATATACCCAAAGTCTTCTGCTTTTTTGATTTCACCACTAAGTCTCTTACTAGTTTTAACAGCAGTTAAGAAAGATGATAGCTTAACAGTAATTTCACCATCTATCTTTGATAGGTTTTTACATTCCTTTTTTACTCTGTTTATAATAATACTATCAAAGTAATCATACTTATACAAAGTAAACATAATATGCGTAGGAATGCCTAGCTCAAATTTATTATCAATTAACATCTTTACCCATTTGTTTTTCTAATGTATCTATCGAGGACTTAATTAGTGATGGGTTGTGTTTTAGAGCTTCTCTGTATTCTCTTTCACCTATTTCGTTAAATTTCATATACATCTCTTTTGCAGCTGGATTAGGATTCCATTCTTTTGCTTTTTGTTTAGGTGTCTTTTTTACTTTTGTATAAATAAAGCCTGGTACTCTATTAAATTTAGAAGATATCAATCTCCATGATTCAGCTTGACCAACAGGATCTATTTTTAATGTATTAAACATATTTGCTTGGATAGGGAACTTAATACTCATAAACCTATTAGTCATAAATGAATTTTTAGATTTATCGTAATTAGATACCTTATCCCAATTAACATCTTTACCAAAAAGTACTTTTATATAGTCAAATAATTTCATTGGGTTATTTTATATTTATATGAAGAAAAAGTAAAAAGTTTAAAAAATCTTATCTTGTTTTTTACCACCTTTTATAAAAGACATATCATCAGAATCACTATCATCATCTTTAAAGAATGCAGCCTTAAAGGAACTATCAGTTTCTTTTGAGTATTCAGTATTCTCCAAAATAGATTTCATTGTAGAAATTGTTTTTAATTGTAAACCTTTTACATTCATTTTTGATTCTACAGATTTGAACATCTCATCTAGGATACCTTCTGGTATTGATTCAGCAGCAAGTACCATAAGAT